TGACCAGATCCAGCAGCGTGTATTTCAGCTCATGCAGGCGGCGCGCGACGCCGCCAAGGTTCACGCCAAAGAGCAAACCACCATCGCCGAGGACAAACTCGACGAGATTTTGACCCAGGGCAATTTTTATTCGGCGCTGGCGGATTTTCTCACTAACACTCCCATTTTCCCGTTCGGCGTGATCAAGGGCCCGACGGTGCGCATGGTGATGGACGTCACCTGGAACGGGCGTCAGCCCGTTCAAACCAAGAAGCCGCGCCTGTGGTGGGAGAATATCTCACCCTACGACGTGTGGTGGACGCCCGGTGTGAGCGACATCGAGGACGCCTCGGTCATCCATCGCTTGCGAGTTACTCGAACCGATCTCAACGATCTGATCGGCCTACCGGGGTACAGCACGGAAAACATCCGTGCTGTGCTTCAGAACTACGGCACACAGGGCTTCACGGAAAACTGGGACTCGACCGACGCGAGTCGCTCGGTGCTCGAGAGCCGGGAAAACCCGGTCTACAACATGAGCAACCTGATCACCACCTTAGAGTTCCACGGTAACGTGCAGGGTAGGATGCTCTTGGACTACGGGTTCACCAAGGAGCAAATCCCTGACGAGCTGCGGGATTATGCCATCCAAGGTTGGCTGATCGGGCAGTACCTCATCAAGGTGCAGCTCTCGCCGTCGCCGCGCCGCCGACATCCGTTCTACATCACGTCGTTCGAGAAAGTGCCTTCGACGCCGGTTGGCAACGGCATCCCCGACATCATTTCGGATCTTCAGGAAGTCGCCAACGCCTCGCTCAGGTCCCTCGTCAACAACATGAGCATCAGCTCGGGTCCTCAGGTGGTGATCAACGACGATCGTCTCGCCGGTCAGGAAAACACCGAGGAGATGTACCCATGGAAACGATGGCACACGACGAACCCGGCGGTGGCGGGCTCGACCGAGAAAGCGATCGATTTCTTTCAGCCGACGTCGAACGCGCAAGAACACATGGGCGTGTTCAACGCCTTCTACGCGCTCGCCGACGACATGTCGGCCATCCCCAAGTACCTGTCGGGCAACTCGCCGGGCGGTGGCGCTGGCCGGACTGCCTCGGGCCTGGCTATGCTGATGGGCAACGCCTCGAAAATTCTCCAGACGGTCTGCGCCAACATCGACCGTGACGTTTTCCAGCCGCTGCTCAGGAACCTGCTCGACCTCGTGCTGATGACCGACACGTCGGGCCTGCTGACCGGCGAGGAAGAGGTCGCGCCCAAGGGCGTGACGGTGGCGATCCAGCGCGAGACGCTCAGGCAGCGCCAGCTCGAGTTCCTGCAGCTCACCGGGAACCCGATCGACATGCAGATCATTGGTCCGAAGGGCCGTGCGAACGTCCTGCGCGCCGTGTCGCAGGGCATCGGCCTCGATGGTGACGAGATTGTACCCTCGGACCACGAGGTCGATGCTCAGCAGGCAAGCGCTCAGCTCATGGCAGCCCAGCAGGGCATCCCTGGCCACGCCCAGCAGCATCCAGAGGCCCCCGGATCTGGTGGGCCTACGCCTCCGCAGGGGCCCCAGGGAGGCCCTGGCGTGCCGTCCCAGCAGCAGCCCAAGCCAACCAGGGCGCAGGGGCCGCAGACAAACGTCACGCCCGCTCGTGTGGCAGGAGGTGTTGGGTGAAGTATTCAAAACGATGGTGTTCGTTGCAGGAACGGCTTGATTTTTATACTAAGCCCGCCGGTCCTAACGACTGCTGGGAGTGGCAAGGTGCTTGTATGCACAAAGGCTACGGCATCGTGCGCTTCGATGGTCGCATCCATCGGGTGCATCGGCTGGTTTTCGAGTATCACAATGGTCCTATCCCGAAGGGGCTGGTTGTGATGCACTCGTGCGACAACCGGTGTTGCGTCAACCCGGCTCATCTGAAGATGGGCACGACTGCCCAAAACAACGCTGACATGGTACAGAAGGGTCGCGCTGGCGGCTTTGTGGCGAAATATCTCAACGCAGGAGGGTAGGACATGGCCAAGCCGGGTGGGTCAATTACAAAATCGTGGGGCTCTCTCGGGGGCAACACCAGGATGCACAGCTTCGCGCCGACCGGCACGCAGACGCCGGACCGGACGTCACAGGAGGGTCACTCGGGTTCGCGTCGCGGGATCGAGCCGCAGGCGGGGCCGTCCAACGTCATGGGCTTCTCGAGCGGCGCGTCGAACAAGTCGTACGCCGGTACCCAGACGCCGGGTCAGTCGGCGGCGTGCCCCGAGGGCGGCAACAACAAGTTCGCCAAGGGCGGGTCGACCAAGATGTTCGGCAACCGCGGCAGCTTGCGCGCGGAGGCCGGGAAGACCTCGCCGTGAAGAAGCTGCCGACGCAGCTCAGGATCGGGCGCGAGGATCAGACCTCGGCGCTCCGGCAACCGGGCATGAACCGGATGAGCACCGTGCGGATGCTCAAGTCGAACCTGGGCAAGGCCACGGCCAGCGAGAAACGGCCCATTGGCGGTAAGCCCAAGGGCGGCGGGTTGAGCCAGCACACGGCTCCTCAGAAGCACGAGGCGAGCGCGCTCAGCACCACCAAGTTCGGGTTCGGCGGGCCGGGCTCGACGATGCCTGTGTGATGAAGAAATTCGGCAACCCGATGGGCAAGGTCCCCCCGGCCAAGGGCAAGGGGGGCGGGCAGGCGTTGCTACCCAACAAGGCGGCGTTGAACGCCCTCACCAAGGGAAACCCAGTGGCCCAGAGCCTGGGTAACTACGCCAAAATGACCCCGTCGGGCGCGGCGGCGATGAACCAGACCTACCCGCAGATCATGGCCGAAGGGGAAGAAGGCGCGTCGGTTTTGCCTTGAGCGACCCCCTTTATGACATCGTCCAGGCAGCTGCCGAGCTCAAGATGCAGGCACCGCGTGAGTACGATCGGTTCATTGCAGCCTTCAAAATCTTCGAAGATCGTCTGACGACCGAGTTGCGCGCCGCCGGGCCCAATGTCATTTTTACGGCCCAAGGCAAGTCTCAACTCGTCACGCGGCTCCGTCAGAAGCTAGAAGACTGCCTGACGATCAAGTCTGTTCACGATAAGAGGCAATAATGGCCCAACCAGTTACTCCTGCTGTCCTGCGTCAGCAGACACCTCCGGGGTCAGTCGACCCCAACGTAAAAATGCCCCGGCACGTGATCGAGGCTGGCAAACGATCAGAAGAAATTCAGCGGGCGTCGCTTGGCATCGCCGAGCCTTCGGTGGCCGAAGCGGCCGCAAAAGCCAAGGAGGCCACCGAGGCACCGCCGCCTGGTGCGCCTGAAACGCCCCCTCAACAGCCGCCAGTTACTCCGCCGAGTAACGGCGCAGAGCCACCCGCCCAGCCCCAGGAGCCTGCGCCGGGTGAACCCGTCGATTGGGAACGACGCTACAAAAGCCTGCAGGGCCGCCACGAGAACGATGCCAAGCGCCATCGCGACCAGATGCAGATCCTGAGCGAGCGACTCGATCGCATCGAACAAGAAAACCGTACGTTGCGCTCCGCCGCGCCGCCGCCTCCCCCCGAGCCAAACGCCCCACCCCAAAGCCTGCTGAGCGAGCAGGAGATCGCCGACTACGGCCCCGAGTTCGTCGATGTGCTGCGCCGTGTCGTCGCCGAGGCGACCACGCCGCTCAACACCGAGATCGGCCGGTTACGTTCAGGGCTTGGTCATGTGCAGGCTGAAACAGGCAACGCGTTTCTCAATCGCATGAATTCGACAATCGCCGCGGCGGTGCCCGAGTGGGTCGAGCTCAACAAGGACCCTAGATTTGTCGAATGGTCCCAGTTGCCGGATATTTTTTCGGGTGCTATACGCAAGACGCTAATGCAGGAGGCATGGAACTCCGGTGACTCGAGCAGGGTCATCGCATTTTTCCAGGCCTTCCTTGCAGAGGAGGCTGCACTGCACCCGCCAGGGGGCAACGGCCAGGTGAGACCAGCTCCGCGCACGGTGGTCGGGGATCAATCGATCCTTCCACCCTCCGCCCCAGCCAGTCCCACCTTGGACCTTGCAACGCTGGCCGCTCCAGGCAGAGCCCACTCGGCCGGTGGTACACCCGCTGAGAAGCCCGTCTACACGACCGCTGAAATCACCAAGTTCTATACGGACGTGGCATCAGGGAAGTGGCGGGGCCGTGAGCAGCAGCAAGCCGCAATCGACGCCGACATCATCCTGGCGCAGCGCGAAAACCGGATCATTTTCAACCAACGCACCCAGCTGCCGATGGACCCGCGTACGCGATAACTGCGTGGGTTTCCTGGGCCGCTCGGGCCCAGGAGCACGTCAATGGCACGTCGTCCGATCATCCCCTACGCCGTGCTCGAGCACCCGCTGGCACCTGCTGGTCTGGGGTTCGAGCTCAATCCCGGTGAGCTGTCGAAGAACGTCGCGTTCGCCTTCCCGACGGCTCCCACAGCGCCGGTCAACCAGCCGATCTTCCCGACCGGCTCGTCCCAGCCCTCGCCTGCCTACTCGGGCACGTTCAGTCCCGAGATCTGGTCGGGCAAGCTGATCGAGAAGTTCTACGCCAGCACCGTGCTGGCAGCGATCAGCAACACCGACTACGAAGGCGAAATTCGCAACCAGGGCGACAAGGTCCACATCAGGACCAAGCCGACGATCGCGATCCGCGACTACCAGGCGGGTGGCGCTCTGACGGCGGACCGGCCCGGTTCGAACATCGTCGATCTCAACATCGACCAGGGCAAATACTTCAACACGATCCTCGACGACGTGATGGAGATCCAGAGCGACATCAACCTGATGGGCATCTGGAGCGACGACGCCGCGCAGCAGATGAAGATCGTCATCGATACGGCTGTCCTCCTTGGCATCCTCTCGCAGTGCGACGCCGCCAACCGTGGGCTCACCGGCGGCAAGATCACCGGCAACATCAACCTGGGCGTCACCGGCACTCCCCTGCCGATGGTTGCCAACCAGGCCAGTCCGCCGGTTGCGGGGCAGGTCACCGTGCTGCAGGTCATCCTGCGGCTGGGACAGGCGCTCGACGAGCAGAACATCCCCGAGCAAGGACGCTGGGTCGTCATGCCGACGTGGGCGGCGACCATGATCAAGGAGTCGGAGCTCAGGCAGGCTTACCTGTCGGGCGACGCGACCTCGATCCTGCGCAACGGGCGGCTCGGCATGATCGACCGCTTCACCCTCTACGTCTCGAACCTCCTGCCAAAGGGCCCCGTGACTGGGCCACCGGCGCTGGCGGCGGGCGAGTGGGTGATCTACGCCGGTCACGCGCACGGCCTGACTTTCGCCTCGCAGGTCTCGAAGGTCGAGACCCTGCGCTCCGAGTTCACTTTCGGCACGCTGCTTCGCGGGCTCCAGGTGTACGGTTTCAAGGTCATCGACGGCATCGCGCTGGCGCAGGC